GATTACTGATCAATCTTCTGAAGAAGAAATACCATTTTAGTTTAGGCAGAAGCCCCCGTTGAAAGACGGGGGCTTACTTCGTATGAGCAATGAAGAAAGATTTATTTCCCTATTTAAAGGGTACAGCGGAGCACACGGCCAAACCACGGTCTTAGATAGCCAAAGAGAAGGCAAGAAAAAGGCTAAGAGTTTCATTGTCCGTGAACCGTTGACGCTTGGCCTAGTCAGAGAGCATCTAGGCGGTAAACGTGGGGTAGGAAGCATACCAATAGATGAAACCAACTCTTGTCATTTTGGTGCGTTAGACATTGATGACTACAACTTGGACTTGGTTGCACTATACAAGAAGGTTGAGAAGTTAAAACTTCCTTTAGTAATGTGCCGATCTAAATCTGGCGGGGCGCATTTATTTTTATTTATGGCAGAGAAAACTCCAGCATCTGAGATCAGAGATAAATTAGCTGAGTTCGCATCTGCATTGGGGTGGGGAACGTGCGAGATTTTTCCAAAACAAGAAGAGGTGATTGTTGAGCGTGGTGACGTAGGTAATTTTATTAACCTTCCATATTTTAATGCTCAGTTCACAACTAGATACGCACTGGACAAAAAAGGAGAAAGCCTAACTCTTGAAGAGTTTTTGGACAGAGCAGAAGGAAGAAGGGTTACTTTTAAAGAATTATCGGAATGCAAGATAGGTGTTGGCGAAAATGTTTTACCCAATGGACCTCCATGTCTTCAGCAGATAGCAGAATACGGCATTCCAGAGGGGGGAAGAAATAATACCCTACTGAATATAGGGGTCTATTATAGGATGGTTGATCCAGAAAACTGGAAGCAACTTCTTGAGAAAGCAAATCAGCAGTACTGCAGCCCTCCATTACCAGCTACAGAGATAGTTACGATACAGCGTCAACTGGAGAAAAAAGAATATATTTATACATGCAAGCAAGAACCTTTACACAGTCATTGTAATCGAGCGTTATGCAGAACTCGTAAGTTTGGAATTGGCAATGGTCAGAGTGCCGCCACCGTTGGAGGACTCACCGTGGTTCAGTCAGAACCACCTGTATGGTTTATAGATGTAGATGGATCTAGGCTAGAGCTATCCACAAAACAGTTGCAAATGCAGGTCGAGTTCCAAAGAGCCTGCATGGAGCAGATGTATAAAATGCCAGCCAAGCAAAAGGAATCAGACTGGCGAGACTTAGTAGACCAGCTTTTAGAGAATGCAACACGTATTTCCGTACCAGAGGAACTTACGCACAAAGGACAATTTAATGAACTGCTGGAGATGTTTTGCACTTCAAGAATTAAAGCGCAAAGCCCAGAGGAACTTTTGACAGGCAAGCCTTGGACAGATGAGGGGGTTACTTATTTTAAATTGTCTGGGCTACAGGAATTTCTTAAACGTCATAACTTTACGTCCTATACCAGAGGTCAGGTTACAGAGAGACTAAAGGAACTAAACAATGGCGATGCTTCTAACAAGGAGTACAGATTTAAAGATAACAAAGATAACTGGAAGAAAGTCCGTGTCTGGTTTATCCCTGAGATAGATAAGGGAGAAGTTGATCTACCAGAGGTTACTTTTGAGGAACAGGATGTACCATTTTGATAGAGGAAAGAACAATTCTTGGACCTCCAGGCACAGGAAAAACTCAGACCAACTCTAACCTTATACGAAACTGCCTTGAGGATGGCATCGAGCCAGAGAAGATTGCCTGTGTTTCGTTTACCAGAAAAGCAGCACAAGAGAGCCGTGAACGAGTAGGCAAGGACTGGGGGATAAAGGACGCTTCTTTACCTTACTTCCAAACTCTTCACTCGATGGCTTTTCGTTCTGGTGGTTACAAATCCAGTGATGTTGTACAAGGTGCAGACTTGATTGCCATTGGGAAAGCACTAGGAATTACTTTTAATGCAACTAAGAGCAGTGAACAGGAAAGCGATTTCGATACACTAGGACATTCCTTGGGCGATCTCTACATGGGTGTTTATCAGTTGTCACGAAGTCTGTGCATATCCCTTGAGGAGTGTTACAGAAGAACCGCTAATTACAAATTGCATTGGGGAGAACTAAAGAGGTTAGTTCATTCTTATGAGAATTACAAAAAGGTAAATGGGAAAATAGATTTTACCGACATGATAGAGGAGTTTGTAGCTAGGGGGGAACCTCCTAACATAGAGGCATTGTTTGTAGACGAGGCACAAGACTTATCCACCCTACAGTGGGAGATGATAAAAGTTTTAAGAAAAAACCCTCGAATACAAATTTTTACTGGTGATGACGACCAAGCCATTATGGGGTTTCAAGGTGCAGACGTTAACGCCTTTTTAAACGCTACAAAAGATAAAGAGGTGTTGAGAAAGTCTTATCGATTGCCTAGTGCAGTATGGAGCGAAGCACAGCGAATTGTTATGAAGATACAGGACAGAGCATTAAAAGACTGGTCCCCCAAGGAAGATAAAGGCTCAGTTCGTTACCATCAAAACTTTTGGGATGTACCCTTGGACGAGGGCGAGTGGTGCATCATGGCTAGAACTAATTTTATAGCAAACATATACGCTAACATGTTAAGAGAAGAGGGATGGGTGTTTAGTCGAAACGGGCAAACAAGTCTTCCTGCAAAAACATATGACGCAATTATTTCTTGGGAGAAGTTGACCAAGGGAGAAAAGGTTGGCATTGAGGAATTGAGAAATGTATACGGTCAGATGAAAGTGGGAGAGGATTACAAGAAGGGTTCTGGCCCCAGGTCAAAAGCTTTTTTATCTTTGGATCCAGAACAGTCGATTGATATTTCTTTCGCACAAGACAAACTTGGATTAAACTGGGGCAAAGAAGATAGGTGGCATAAAACTTTGTCTAAAATAGACGTTGATACCAAAAACTACATACTCAATGCATTGAAGAGAGGAGACAACGTAAAGAACCCAAGAATAAAAGTGAGTACAATACACTCAATGAAGGGTGGCGAAAGCGACAACATTCTAGTTATACCAGATCTGTCTTACGCATCGTACAAAGAGTATTTAAGAACTCCGTCAATTGAACACAGAGTTTACTACGTTGCCGTCACACGTGCGAAACAATCGCTCCACATAATGGAGCCATATACTGAAAGATATTATGAATTATGAGAGTACCAGTTAAACATTTAGATGAAGCTAGAAAGTTAGTTGCTGGAAAGCGCGGAGATCAACACGGAGATTTTATAACTCTTCACGAAAGAATAGCTGAGTTATGGACTGTTTTTTTAAAAACAGAAATAAGTCCTGAACAAGTTGCTTTTTGCATGGTTCTGTTGAAGTTGGCTAGGAAAGAAGTCGGGGCAAAGAATGATGACGATTTAGTTGACGCTGTAGCCTACGCTGGCATATGGAGCGATCTTGCCAGTCATAAACTGGAGAAGAGTTAATGAGAGAAGATCTGTTTGACGAAACAACGTGGACTCCTCCAGACACTTTGGTAGATCTGTCTAAAGAGAAGGTTATTGCAATAGATGTAGAGACACGGGATCCAAACCTTATAACGAAGGGTCCTGGGTGGGTAAGGGACGATGGTCAGTTGATAGGGATTGCTGTAGCGTCAGACGATTGGAATGCTTACTTGCCGATAGCTCACGAGGGTGGAGACAACATGTCTAAAAAAACCGTATGTACGTGGTTACAGGCACAATTGGATCACGGCATAGACGTAGTTTTCCATAACGCACAGTATGATATGGGGTGGTTACTTAGTGAGGGGATTGAAGTTAAAGGCAAAATCTTGGATACTATGATTGCCGCACCACTTCTGGATGAGAACAGATTTAGTTATGCTCTAAACGCTTTGGGTGCAACGTACCTAGGCGAGAAGAAACAAGAGGAGGATCTTAAAAGGGCAGCTGGGCAACATGGCGTAGACGCCAAAAAAGAAATGTGGAAACTTCCGGCATCCAGAGTTGCCTTGTACGCTGAAACAGATGCGAGACTGACCCTTGAACTTTGGAAGGTATTAACCAAAAAATTAGAACAGGAAGACTGCGACAAGATTTTAGATCTTGAGCTACGGTTGTTACCAACTGTATTCGAGATGAGGAAAAGAGGCGTAAGAGTAGATGTAGAAAAAGCACAGGAGACAAAAAAATATTTACAATCAAAAGAAGATGGACTTTTAAAAAAGGTACATGATGAGACGAATATTTGGCTGGAGCCTTGGAATGCTAAATCGTTGGCGTCTGTTTTTGATAAGCTTGGCTTGTCATACCAGAGAACATCTAAAACAGGTGCGCCTAGCTTTACGAAACACTTTCTGCGAAACCATTCCCATCCAATTGCGAAAGATGTACTGGAGATTCGGGAGTACAACAAGGCTAACACGACATTTGTGGACACAATTATTTCTCATGAGTATCGTGGCCGTATTCATTGTGAGTTTAATCAGTTAAGGTCAGACGAGGGCGGAACTGTCTCTGGACGATTTTCATCGAGTCATCCTAATTTACAGCAAGTACCTTCTAGACATCCTGAGATAAAGAAAATGATACGTGGGTTGTTTATCCCAGAGGAGGGTTGCAGATGGGGTAGTTTTGATTACAGCGCACAAGAGCCTCGCT